GGACCAGTCAACTGTACAGACCGGCGCGCAGCAACCGCAACAATCGGCGCTGTATCAGATCGGTAGTTTTTTAGGGGGTATCTTCAATTGATGCCGATTAATTTGCAGGCGATTCCGAATCAGGAACCGACCTTTACCGCAGACGGCCAACAATACGATATCCGCGTCTGGTTCGATGGTGATGACATGATGTTCATGGATATCACCGTAAATGGTGCCGTGGTTGCATCATCGTGCCCGTGTCTCGTTGGTCAGATGGTCATCCCTTACGAATACCTCGAAGGTGACGGCGGAAACTTTTTCTGGACAACAGCCAGCGGCGGTAACCCGAACTATGAGAATTTTGGTGCGGGCGATGTGCTGCTATATGCGAGCAACGCGGAAATGGCAACGGGCCGCGCGACTATTGCCGCGAACGCGCAAACAATTACACTTGCATCCAATCAGGCGGCATGATGTTTGATGACCGTATCGTAAAGCTTGTGTTCACATGGGGCACTGAAAGCGCCACGATTGATACGTCAATGGGTGACCCCAAAGAGCCGCCGCTGATCGTCGCGACCGGTAGCAAGTTCGTTGACGTGACGCAGAACGAATGCTCGATTCAAATCGCCAACCTGTCACGGCAGTTACGCAATTCACTGGCAACTAACCTGACGCCGTTCGACTATAACCAGGCGCGCAAGTCTGTGCAGGTATGGGCAGGTCGCGTCAGTACAGGTATGTTCTTGCGTTATCAGGGTGACATCGTTACTGCGGTACCGTCACAACCGCCTGACATCATCATGAATATCCGGTCGCGCACCATGCAGTTTTACAAGAACGATCTTGTCGCGCAATCGTATGGCATCACCGCGCCGCTATCGCAGATATCGCAGAACATCGCGAATCAGATGGGGCTCAATCTGCAATTCGAAGCGACCGACCGCAACATCGCAAACTATGCATACAACGGCAGCACAGCAGGTCAGGTAACGAAGCTTCAATCACTTGGTGCAGTAGATGCGTATGTCGATGACAACACGCTGGTGTGCAAGGATAAGGGTATTGCGTTGACGAACACCGCATTCGTTTTGTCGCCTGATAGTGGCATGATTGGTCAGGTTGAATTGACGGAATACGGCATTCGTGTCAAATGTCTGTTGTCGCCGGGCGTCAAGTTAGGTGGCATTCTGACATTGCAGAGTGTACAAAATCCGTCACTGAACGGCAATTACACTATCTATCGAACGGGCTTCGAAATCGCTACACGTGACGTTGCGTTTTACGACATCATCGAAGCAACGAAGTATCCACAAATGTTCTGGACTAACAGCCTGCCGTCATGAGCACACCACTTATACCCGATAAACCGCCATCCATTGATGGTGACCTTGGCGGCGCGCTATCGTACATTTTCCGCAAGCTGATGATGAAAACGGACGGCCAGTTGCCTGCCCGCATCATCAGTTATAACCGCGCCACAAACCGCGCGATGGTTCAACCACTCATCAGCATGATTAGCACCAGTGCGCAACGCGTTGGACGCGCGCCTATCGCCGCCGTGCCGGTACTTGCTATTGGTGGTGGTGGTCTGTTCATCAACTTTCCGCTTGGTCCCGGCGATCTTGGATGGATTGAAGCGAGCGACCGCGACATTTCGCTATTCCTGCAAGGCGCACAAATGTCATCACCTAACGATGGTCGGATTCATTCGTTTGAGAATGGCCGGTTCATTCCCGACGTGTATGACAAATGGACATTTACGCTTGATGACGGGGCACTCGTAATCAGCACGCTTGACGGTTCAACGCGCATTGTCATGTCAGAAGGTAAAATTAACTTGATTGGTGCTGATATCCAGATCAACGGCATAACGGTTGAAATCAACGCATCTTCGTCAATCAGCATCAACACCGGAACGTTGGATGTAGACGCTACCGGGTTTGGCTCGATGTTCACCGGCAATGTGAATTTGCCGGTGGCGACAACAATCGCTACCGTGCCATTCCCGACGCACGTACACAGCGGTGTGCAAACAGGTTCGGGCGATACAGGCGGAGTCGTGGGAGCATGAACATGCTGATGTTATTTGCAGAGAACGAAAACCGTGACCCATTTATAGACCCTGAAACCGGAGATATGGCGATTGTCACTGGTGCCGCAGCGGTCGCACAGTTGAGCAAGTCGCGGGTCGAAGCGCAACGAAACGAAATGAAGTACGCGAACAACGAAGGAATGCCGATGTTTCAGACGGCATTTAACCAGTTGAATCCTTCACAGTTTGAAGCAGCGGCGCGCACCATCATTCTTGCCACAACGGATGTGACCGGCATCGAGTCGTTCACCATGTCGTCTGTGGATGGTGTATTGAGCTATACCGCAGTCATCACAACGGTCTATGACGAATCAGTAACTATCACGGGGATTGCGACGCAATGAGCGACGTCTACGATTACATCACTGAAACGGGCGTTATCTCGCCGGATACGTCCGACGTGTTGACCGACGTTCAGAGCGAATGGGAACTGGCGTTCGGTGTGAACATCAGCACCGATCCGAGTACATACGTTGGTGCACAGGTGACAGCAGAAACGAGCGCGCGCACTGCGGTTGTCAACACCAATGCGAAAGTCGCGAACCAGATCAACCCGAAGCTTGCGGGCGGTCTGTTCCTTGATGCGCTTTGCGCGCTGATGGGATTGACTCGCGCACCGGCAGCACCAACGCAAGTTACGAATGTGATGCTTACGGGTGTCATCAATACCAACATTCCGGCTGGTACGCGTGCATCGGTCGGGCAGAATGGTCCGGTGTTTGTTCTGACTACCGGCGTAACACTGGCAAGCAACGGTTCGGGCGGCGGTATTGCGTTTGGTCAGTTCGCTGCACAAGTGGCAGGCCCAACGGCCGTTGCAAGCCTCACGCTTGACTGGCCGGTCGACTCTATCCTTGGATGGGAAACCATCAGCAATGACCAGACTGGTGCGACCTATCCAAGCGGTCAGGCACCTAGCGTCACAACCGTCGGTACTAACAAGCAAACTGATGCATCGCTGCGTGCGCTGCGTAACAACACGCTTGCATTGCAGGGTATCAGCACGCCGCAAGCTCAGATTTCTGGTTTGTATAACATCCGTGATGCAAACAACAATCTGCTTGTTACGTCGGTAGCGTATCTGGAAAACGTTACAAGCGCCGTCGAAGTCATCAACGGCATCACGTTGCAACCGCACAGCATTTGGGCCTGCGTCGACGGTACTGCAACCGCGCAACAGATCGGTGCGACGTTGTTGCAGAACAAGACGGACGGTGCGGGCTGGAATGGCGCGCAGTCTGTCGATATCGTTGAACCCGCAAGCGGTCAGACATACGACGTTTTGTTCGATATCCCAACGTATGTATTTATCTACGGCGCGATGACAATCGTGCAAGGTACTTACACGGGGAACCTGCAAGCCGACGCAGCACAGGCCGTTGCGGATTACTTCGTTGGCAACGTTGATGGTTTCTCTGCGGTTGGCATCGGGCAGGATGTCAGTCCGTTTGAAATAGCCGCAGCAGTCGTACAAGAGTGCCCCGGTTGCCGTGTGCGTATCTGCAATATCGGCACGTCGCCGGGTTCGCTCACACCGGTTGATATCGCCATCGCGCAAGGTTCACGTGCACAGACCAACAACACCGCGTTCTCTATCACGGTCGTGACGTCATGAGCACCAGTATTGAAGATTTCGATTTCAGCGTCGATATCCTGTCTGCGCTGCTATGGCGTAACAACCAGTCCGCCAATCTGCAATCGATATTGCAGCAAAAGCAGGACTGGTATGCCGCGAATCATGAACAGTTCTGGACTGACTGGTGTACTAACGTTTTCAATCTGGAAACGGCCAATGAGTTCGGATTGTCTGTGTGGGCGCAGATTCTTGGCATTCCGTTATCGCTGATCGTTGCACCCAATACAGGACCGCAGTTCGGCTTTGATTTCCCCGAACTGTTGACTGACCGGGTTGATGCCAAGGCATCATGGGTAGCAACGGGTGCCGCGACGATTACAACAGGGCAGGCCGACCCCAACGGGGCTACGCAGGCTGTAGCGGTCACGATGACTGGCAGCGCCGCCAAGCACGTCGCAATGACTCCTATCGCTGCTGGAATCCCGGCCGGGTCTGTGGCGCTATCGTTTAAGGCCAAACTCATCAGTGGTACGCAGGGCACGTTGGCAAGCGATGTTGGCGGTACGACGTTAGGCAACTGGCCCACATTGAGTACATCAGCATGGACTACGGTAACCCTCACCGGTACGACGTCGACCGCGCATACTGCGTTTAATATCCTGTCGTCAACGACCAGTGCATGTGAAGTTGCGATATTCAATCCGCAACTCAAAGCGAACAACGTGGTTAGTAATGGTCGCATGAATTTCAATCAGGGTAACTTTGGCACGTCGCAAGCCGGGGTCGGTCTAACCATCGATCAAAAACGAATCCTGTTGCAGTTGCAGTATTACAAGCTTATCAGCCGTTGCACCGTGCCGGAAATCAATGCCCGCATCAAGGCGATTCTTGGTCAATACGGTAGCGTGTATGTGCTTGACGGCAACAATATGGAGTTCGTCACATACGTATTCGGGTTCACACCGAACAGTGCTTTACAATTTGTTCTTGAAAACTTTGACGTTCTGCCCCGCCCAGCAGCGGTTGGCGTGAAATATATCGTTTCAACTAGACCCGCGTTCGGGTTCGGTTCGTTCAATCAGAACTTTAACAACGGCACCTTTTGGGCGGAAAATTAAACATGAATCAACATTATTTCGATGTACCTTTTGGATTCGCTGGTGACGTTACGAGCATTCCCGACCCGCTGCAGGTAGGCGGAACTATCTCGATGACAGAGGGGTGGAATTTTAACTATCAGCGTGACCTTGCCACAGACCCGGCCGCGTTGCCGATTGACCGGTCAACAATGAACTGGCTACTGTTGCAGATTACAACGGCGTTGCAGGCGTTGCAGACTGAAACCGTACCTGAATTCATTCTTGCGTCACAGAATGGCGGTGTGGCAATTTCATATGGTCTTGGTGCAGAGGTTCTTTGGTCGGCAAGCGGTAATGCGCCGTTTCAAAAGTTCGTCAGTATTATTGCCGCCAATGCCAACACGCCATCGGCATCGGACGTGTTGGGTACAACGACCGGCTGGCAAGTCGTGTGCGATCCGATTGCGACGTCTGCACAGGCTAGTGCGGGCACTAACAACGCATCTATCATGACGCCTCTGCTTGTCGCACAGCAGACAGCGTTACGCGCCCTGTTGGCCGGATCGTCAACTCAGGTATTCAACGTCGGCCTGGCGACATCGGCAACACATGCCGTTGAATTTGGACAACTGACAGGGGTCATTGGGTCGACGCGCAATCTGGTATGTACGAATCTATCTGGTGCGGCAGGAACATCACTTGTCTATACAGCCGACGCGCTTATTGTCGGTTCTGCATTGGGCGGTCTGCAATACGCGCTCGCCAGTTTCAATCAGACAATGAATGGCGCAACAACTGGTATCGGTGGTTTGGATACCGGCGCACTCGCAGCATCGAGCTACTATGCGATTTATGCAGCGTGGAACCCGACCACACAAGCCGCGGGCATCTTTGCGCAACTTGAAACTGGCACACCGACAACGGTCTATAGCGGTAGCCATCTGCCAGCCGGATATACAGCAACGGCACTAATTGGGGAATGGATCACAAACCCTAGCGCACAATTCGTGCAAGCATTTCAACATGATCGGCATGTTACAACAACGTCCCTTGCGTCAAACACATTTACCGCAGCACTTACCAATGCATCAATTACGTTAAACGTGCCATACGGTGCAAAGAAAGCACAAATTGGTAGCACGCAAACGACCACAAGCGGCGCAACAAGCTATGAAGCTGTGTTGGCATCTAGTTCCCCTGTCGTGGGCGGTACAGCTACGCTTAACGCTAGTATTAGCACTGCTGCTGCTAGTCTTGAACTATATGCAGTGCCCGGCTATGTTGACATTCTCACACCGCGCACGTGTTTTGGAACATGGATAGTAGTTGGTGGCGCATCACCACAACTAGTGCTTGCAATTGCAGGATACGACATCTAAGGATAACCCATCATGCAAAATGAAACTTTGGCAGCAAGCGCCGCAAAGGTCACTGCCGTAACATCGGGGACGTTAGTAAGTATGGTTCCAAATTCTGGCGCTATCGGGGCGGCGGCGGGCATTCTTGCAGCGAGCTATTCGGCGTTGCAGATCATCAAATCGCTACCGTGGCTTACGGACTATTTCATTGCCTTGCGGTCAGGTCTGATTCATCACGATTGGCGTCACTGGCGCAGCATTTCACGGCGCAACGAAAAGGACGACGAGGAGCAACATGATCAGTCCGTTAAGCCGTAAGGTACTGGCACTTGTCGCGGCTGGGGCATCGGCCGTTGCTATCGCTACGCAATTCCTGTCAGAGAAAGAAGGCGCTGACAGGCTGGTTGCGTATCAGGATGATAATGGCGTGTGGACCGCATGTATGGGTATCACACGCGGTGTCAAGGCAACCAGCAGTTTCACACCGCAACAGTGCAAAGCTATGGATGCGGCAGCGGTGAACGAAGCGGCCGACGAAGTAAAGCGTATAGTAACGGTTCCGCTCACCGAACCCGAACGTGCTGCGGTCATTTCGTTTTGTGCGTATAACATCGGGCCGGGGAAGTGTTCGACCAGCACTTTCCTCAAAGAACTAAACGCAGGCGACCGTAAGGCAGCATGCGCACAAATCAATCGCTGGATTTACGACGGGGGCCGTGACTGCCGTATCAGGTCTAATGACTGTTACGGGCAGGTTATCAGACGTCAACAGGAAACCGCACTATGCCAAATGAACTAGAACTATGTAGCGTTGCCGCCATCGTTGGTGCGTTGATCGGCGGCGGTGTATCGTTTGCCATCACACACAAGATTGATGGCGCGGCGCTCGCGCATCAGAAGCAGTTGAACGCCGACGAAATCGCAAAAATCAACGCGGCATCTGCAAAGCAACTAGCCGACGCGCTTGCCAAGGGTCAGGCAGCAGAAGGTCGCGTTGCATCCCTTGAACAGCAATACGACACAGAGGTAGCAAATCATGCGAAAGACAATCTTGATTGGCGCGCTAAGTTGCTTGACGGTACTAACCGCGTGCGCGTCCACGTCACCGCCTGTCATCCTGCCAGCACCGCCAGCAAAGGCACCCCCGCCGCCAGCGCAACTGATGATTCCGCCGCCAGCGCAGACCTATCACCAGCAGTTGCTGCAAGCGCTTTCACAGTAGTCGACGGCGCAGACGATACAGCGTCGCGGTTGCGCGCTTTACAGGCATA